TTAGAAAAACCAAATAAAAATTACAACAATTTACCCTCGTGTCCTTTTGCAAAAACTGCTTGGAAAGATAAAAAAGTTAGTTTTGCTTTTAAGAATACACATTCATACCACTGTTTAGACACGTTAATAGATTGTTTTAAAGATAATAAAGATCTAATAATTATTGTTGATTTGTGTTTTGAAAATAATGAAAAATTTCACAAACATTTAAGTAATGTAAATGAAAAAATTCATAAAGGTGAATATAAACAAAAAGACATTTGGATTATGGGATTCCACCCTGACGATGATGTAAATGAACTTATAGATGATGGCACATTTGCAGAAATTGTTAAGGAAGAATATGCTTTGATATTCGTACAACGATTAACAAAGTTACAAGAGAGTGCAAATAAATTGAAGAAACTTGGTT